TCATCATCTGTTAATTCATCTACTTTATACATTCTATTATAATTATTATATCCAGGCGTTAAAATGTAAAGATAAGTAATTGGTTTAACCCCCCCCCATATCCTAAGTAAACAATTCTTATGAAACAAACCTTAGGCGTAATTAATAAATGAAATTGATCTGAGCCAACAATCGGTAACTTTATAACACCCAATTGAAGTTTGGTACATCCTGTTGTACGTCAATAAATATACGAAATAAAATCAAGATCGCCAAATTAAAATAAAAAAATGAAGAAAAATAAAGAAGTTTTTAAAAAATGTTGGAGTCCTGAGGGATGGTTCGTATATTGATATCACAAGAAAAATAAGAAAAAATAAAAGTTATGAAAAATATAAATCCAATTATCGAAGAAGTAGTTAGTAAATACAGAACTATTGAAAACTACACTAAAATGTTTACCAGTAATCCTCATAATGCTATTAGAGGTTTATTGATTAGTGGTGATGCTGGTTTTGGTAAAACTCACTTTACTAAATTAGGTTTAAGTGGTACTAATCCTGAAATGGTTGATTATATTAAAGGTAGTAGTATTTCTGCTCCTGCTTTATTTGTTAAATTATTTCAAAATAGATTTTCAGGTCAAGTATTAGTATTAGATGATGTTGATATTATTAATAAATCTAAAGCTGAATTTTTAACTATTCTTGATTTGATCAAAGGTGCTACTGAACCTACTAAAGATGAAAGAATAATATCTTGGAATCGAGCACAAAGAAACCAATTAATGGTTGAAAATGATGTTGATGATACTTTTGAATTTAATGGTACTATTATTTGGATTACAAACGAAACAGTAAGTAATATTGCTGCTAAAGCAGGTAGTCACTGGAATGCGTTAGATTCTCGTTTTTATAAAGTTGAATCTTGGTTGAATGATCAAGAAAAATTAATGTATACTCTTCATCTTGTTGAAGATGTTGATATTTTAGGTAAAGAATGTTATGCTAAAGAAGATGGTTATAGTAACGAAGTTATTGAAAATACAGTTAAGTATTTAAGAGATAACTATAGGTATATGTACGATTTTAATGATAATAGTACAGTATCACCTCGTTCAGCTATTAAATTAGCAGATACAATTACTAATTTTCCTGATGAATGGAAAATGATGGCTGATATGCAATTTATTAAAATGAGATAATATGCCTAAGTATCCTGAATTTAAGTCTAAACCAATTATAGGTCTTGAAGAAGAAAATTGGGGTAAACTCACCTCTGGGTGGTTTAATAGATCTATTAATATAGATTGGGAAACTACATCTGCTAAAAGAGTAGCTAATACTGATTATAAAGCTATAGCTGCTAAAACCGATTATAAAGCTAGAAATGAAAAAATTGATTTTAAAAAATATCAAGCAAAAAGATTAAATAGTATTGATTTTGAAGCAAGAAGTAAAAAAACATCAAAATTAATTTCTCAATTTGACAAACAAGGTAATTTTATTAGAGACTGGGATTCTGGTACTAAAGCTGCTTTAGAATTAGGATTAGCTCAAACTAACATCAATGCTGTTTGTCATGGAAAGTTAAAATCATGTGGTGGTTTTATTTGGAAATTTAAATTAGAACAAAATTAATATATAATTATAAGCATATGAAAATTTATAATAAAGATAAAGCACAAATTTTTAACGAGTACCTAGGAGCTAGATTTAAAACTTTTGAAGTAGCAAGCGAAGAAGCTCCTATTTCATTTTTATGTAGAGATCACGAGGATAAAGAATACTATATTCACGTAGAAATTCCAGAAGAACAATACGTTTCACAACGTGAGAATACAGGTATTGCTATTGAAAATAAACATTTCTATACTCTATATGGTATGATGTCTCAAGGTATGAACATATTTTGGTTTGTTGCTTTTAATGACGGATATATTCTATTTTATCTGAATGATTGTTTAACACCCGAGCAATTAAATGTATTGCCTGAACAAACATTAATTGGTACAGCATCTGCATTACACATTCATAAAGATAAAATTAAACATGAGGCCGGTGATGGTAAGTATATTCAAGTAGCATCAACACCTAAACAACCTACAATCATACAAGGTTCACCTATAATAGGTAGAAAACCTAAATCTAATAAACGTAAAAAATAATTATTTACCCTGTCCTCTGTATTTAGAGGTAGGTGTTGCTTTGGGTCCGCTTTGTTTAAATGCGGACCCTTTCTTTTTAGTTTTAGGCTTAAATTTAGCTATTGTACCTAATTTTACTTTAGACATTATCTTCCTATATTAAATAAAGTCCAATAATTATCTACTTCAGCAGCAGATAATACTCTATTAAAAACGGCCATCCCACCAAAATGATAAAATTTAGCAGTATTACTTATTAAAGGATTTTTACCTATATAAAGATATTGTTGTTCTAAATCAGTATTGAATATAGTTTGACTTTGACCTCCATAAATACCAGGAAAACCACTATTTAAAGTAGTAGCACTTAATAAACTTCCACTAGCACCATTAATTCCTCTAGAATATATAGTCATATTATTAGTAGTACCATTTACGGCTGTTTTTTCAAATGCTGATAAATTCCACCCATAAGTGTTAGGAGGACTTCCCTCATACCAATTCCACGAATTTGCTGGATTTGATGTTGGGAATACTCTATAGCATTCTCCACTTTGTTGAGTCTGTGTACCAAATCCTATTTTACCAGGAAAAAAACTAGTATCCTGAACCGGTGCTAAGTTTTTAAATGCTGCAGGAGCTGTAGTACCTAATGACCAGTGAGGACCATATGGGTCATTTCCCCAATTTATTCCTCTCATAAAGGTAATAATAGTAAATACACTACCTGTACCTAATAAATTGTTACCTAAACTGTCTGTTAATTGATTAGCAGAATAAAGTTGTCCGTAATTAGCATATGTACTTCCTGTAATAACTAATGATTGTGAGATCGCATTGTAAAGCACACTACCTGTAATAGTTAGATCGTTTCCGTTTCCACTTAAATCATATACTGTTGATGAACCTGAAGTATAGCAAGCTGGAGTAGCTATATTATAAAATGCTATTAAATTCGAGTTATTCCCATTTTGTACTAAATTAGAACCGTGATAGATTCTACCTTGAGCTAAATCCCCATAATATTCACTTCCTAATTGTGTGTTTCCGTAATATATTGGCATATTATTTTTCTTCTTTATCTTTAAACCAGTCGTATATTCTAAGTATATTAAGCACTAAACCTGTTAATAGTACAAGTACCGTTAATTCAGCACTAAAGTGCATTATATACGCGAATACACCACCTATAGTAAATGTATTTGCTACTGTGTCTGTGTTATGCATTATCTACCTACGTTAGTTTGGAAATCTTCAACAATAGTATTTAAACTTGCTACTTGTGCATCACTTAAACCATATGATAAATACAAGAATTGATACTTTTGATCTTTGTTTTGATCAATTCTAGTACCCCCTAATTCATTAAAATTTGTAGTACCTCCTAAGGCAAAACTACAACTTTTAGGACTATTAGTTCTTGAAATTGTATTAGTAGCAATGTTTGTAGCACCTCTATATGCTTTCATTGAAGTGCTAGATGTTCTTTGTACAGACCACATTCCAATAACATTACCTGAAGCACCATTTGCTGTAATAATACGAGCATCTATTTCGCTATAAAAATCACTAATATATAGTCCTGTACTACCTGCTAAATCTGCTGATAAATAAGTACTTGAATCTCCAGCACTTGGTTGAAACGAACCAAAATCAAGAGTTCCTACTGAAGAAGAATTACCGGCATAATATCCAACCCCAAAATCATTTAAATCAGTTACTTGAGTTATTGGATTAAAATTAAGAAGAGCACCATTTCCAACAGAAGTTGAATTATTAAACCAACCTGTGCTATTAAATGTTTGTGAACCTTGAAATGATGCTGAATATTGAGCAGGATTTATAAGGTTATATTTGTTAGTAGTAGATGTACCTCCAACGAATGGCCATATAGCATACATTTCAGTCCATAGACTATCTGCTTTTAAATCCAATACTAATGTATTAATTGCTGTAGCATCTGTACCTGAAATACCTGTAGCATCAATAAATGCTTGAGCATCAGGATCAAATGCTGGGGCAGCAGCTATTGTTTTTATAAACGCAAAGGGAGTAAACATATATTATACGAAGTTCTTAATATTACTTAAATAAAGATTTGTAGAATCATATGAAATAAATGTAATAATATCTTGAGCATTTGCTCCTTGTGTTGGAGTATAAGCACTTCCACTTACTTGTTTTACACTTGAAGGGAATGCGATTTGTCCTGAACCTGTAGTAGCAGGTTGAGATATTCTTACATTAATTGTTTGTCCTGGTTGAATATTAGTAGGATTTAAATATGAACTTGAACCATTTACTAATGTTAATGTAAAGAAATTATCAGTAGAACAATCAAGTGATGCTGTAGCTGAACTAATTGATAATGCTCTTACTTCACCTCTAACTGAACCACTAAATACAGTATTATTAGTGAATGTAGCTGAACCTGTTACTGTTAATGAACCACTAATAGTTTGGTTACCAACAAATGTATTTGAACCTGTTGTAGCTAATCCACTTGTGCTAAATGGTGTTGAACCTGAAATTATATATAATGTATTAGCATTTGGTGTACCAATTGAATTATATTCTGCTTGTGTTAATGTTATTACTTGTTGAACAGGAGCTGAAGCTACATAAGTATCTGTATTATTACCTAAAACATTACCTGTTACTGATCCAGTTACATTAAGTGAACCTGTTATTGTTACTGAACCTGAAAATATAGCAGATCCAGTATATGGAAATGGATTAGATTGAAGAGGTACACTAATTGTTGAACCATCTCCTTTAGTAAGAAATAGAGTACCTATTGCTGAACTAGCAGTAACTAAAGCATTTGGAGTAAAAGAAGCAGTAGCTGCTGTACCTAATAATGAACCTGTAAATCCTCCTGTTGATGTTAATGAACCTGAATTTACCGTAGTACCTACTAAAGTAGTTGAACCTGAAATAGTAAATGTTCTTGAACTAAAATTACCTTTTACTAATGGTTCAGTATTAAAGTTATTATGAATTATTAAAGTATCACTAGCTGTTAAACCTTGTCCTGCTGTGTATCCTAAAAATACGTTATTTGAACCAACGGAATTATAACCAGCTTGTAAACCAACGGCTGTATTATTAGCACCATTAGAAGTATTTAAAGCATTAAATCCAACACCTACACTTGAACCTCCATTACTAAAAGCTCTACCAGCATTTTTACCTATAAATACGTTAGCACCTCCTGAAGTAGTATCTGCTGGGTAGTTAGTTCCTGTTCCAACAGCTACGTTATCTCCACCTACAGTTCCAAATCCTGATAAATCACCTATATGAACGTTATCACTTGCATTTCTTGAACCTTGTTGAAATCCTGAGTTATTACCAATTGCTATATTTGAGTTACCTCCTTCAATATAAAATCCAGCAGATGAACCTATACCAACATTAGAACCACCACCAGTAACTCCTTGTAAAGCATAAGAACCAACAGCAGTATTATTATTTCCTGTAGCACTTGCTAATGTGTTTTGTCCAATAGCTACTGATGAATCAACTGGACCAGCAGCGTGTTGAGAAATTAATAATACTCTACCACTTGGATTAGTAACTACAGTTCCATAAGGTACTGTTATTCCTGTTGAACCTGTAACTGATAATGAACCTGTTACTCCTAATGAACCAGTAATTAAAGCTGAACCAGTAAATGGAAAAGAAGCACCAGCATTTGCTGCATAAGAAGCTGATATTGCAAATGAAGAAGTACCTTGTAATGAGCCTGTAAATCCATTAGTAGCTGTTACTGAACCAGTAACAATAATATCGCCTATATAAGGTGAAGCAAATGATGTACCAGAAGTACCACTTACACCTGATGTACCAGATGTTCCTGAATTACCAGAAGTACCAGAAGTACCAGTTAATCCTGACGTACCTGACGTACCAGTTTCTCCAGATGTACCTGATGTACCAGTTAATCCTGAAGTACCAGAAGTACCACTTACACCTGATGTGCCAGATGTTCCTGATATTCCTGAAGTTCCATTTATACCTGACGTACCGTTTACACCTGATGTACCTGATGTTCCTGTTGCTCCTGAGGTACCTGACGTACCAGTTAATCCTGAAGTACCCGATGTACCACTTTCACCAGAAGTTCCTGACGTGCCTGATAATCCTGAAGTACCGTTTGCACCTGAAGTTCCCGAAGTACCGTTAGCACCTGACGTACCTGATGTACCGTTTATACCTGATGTACCAGATGTTCCTGGAGCACCTGTTGCTCCTGACGTACCTGACGTACCAGTTAATCCTGACGTACCTGAAGTTCCAGAAGCACCTGTATTACCAGAAGTACCAGAAGTACCATTTACACCTGATGTACCTGATGTACCACTAAATCCTGAAGTTCCTGATGAACCAGCACCACTACCAGCATTTAAGGCATATGATGCAGTAACCGCATATGATGCACTAGTAGCGTTTATAGCATACGAACTACTTGTAGCCGTAGCAGCATATGAAGCTGATATAGTTGCGTTACTAAACGATGAAGTAATAGTAAGTGATGTGATTGGTGTTCCTAAACCAGTTTGTAGTTCGCTTCCACTTATTTGAGTTAAGTATTGAAACGATTCACTGATGTAGAGGTTAGTTAAATTTCTTCCCATTATATTTTAAAAATTAGATACATTGTTTTGATAAGCACGGTAAGGATACTGTGGAAACTGGGGATAACGAGAATCGTAAATTGGTAAACCACATTCACGAGCTTGACCCGCATGATAACCTCTACCATTACGTCTCATTACTATTGGTGACTTGTATTGTACTCCAAAATCAGGGTACATTTGTTGAAGTTCTACGTTACCGTTTAATTCTGGATATAATCCTTGTTTTTGAATTAAATAATTGGTTAAACGTTCTTCATAGAATTGTTTTTTATTTTCAACAGATTGACGCTTACGATTATACCAAGTGCCATCTACTTTTTCACTATTTTCACCACCTGTAGGAGACAACAAACCATTGTTACGTGGTCTGATATAAATGTCTTCTAAAGCATAATAGTATGCAGCGTATAATAAGGCATTTTGTACCCAATCTAATACTAAAACTTGATAAACACCTGTTAAGGTATTAGTTTTAATATCCTCAAGAATTTTATTATATAATTTAGTACCTAATATACGCTGTATTTCAATGTCCTGTGACTCACGAACAGCGTTCTTAAGTAATTTACTATCTACGTTATTGTTTACATCAGTGAATTGACGTAGGTTTTCTTCACTAATTATGAATACATCAGTCATTGTTTTGTTTTTTAGTTTGTTAAGATGCTACTACAGTACCTTGTGGGTTAACAACTGTAACTGCTTGAATTAATCCACTTCCGCTTGGTGTGTATGTAGTTCCTGTTGTTAAAGTAAAAGCAGCTTCGCCTAATACTGAACCTGAAATAACAACTTGAGCATCAGCAGTTGCTAAAAGTTGACTCCAAGAACCAGTTACTTTACCTGAACCAGCAGGACCGTACATTGAAGCACCTCTAAAAGTAAGTGTTGTACTACCTGATACTGCAGAATATAAAGTATTTAAGTTATAAGCATTATCGTAGCTACCTGTTGCCCCTATAGAGAATAATAATCCAGTAGAAGCTGAAACAGCACTTGTAATACCTTGTAATGCTGAATAAACAGTAGCACTATTAGCTGCTGAAGCCGAAGCATTAAATACCGCAGAGGCAGTAGCGGTAGCATTAGCAGTACTAGTGTTAAATGGAACATCATTAATGTAAATAGTATCTGCTGTATTTGCAGGATCTGTTGAACCTGAATTAAATACAACTTTAACACCTTCTACGGAAAATGCTGTAATAGCTGTTGATCTTAAAGAAGCAGTAGCTGATGAAGCAGCATATGATGATGAATAGCTAGCCATAACAAAAGCAATATCAAAATTGGTTGTTGCTGGAGTAGCTAATTGTCCTGTATTTGCGGGTGTGGTTCCGCTGATGACTTGAATTGGCATATTTTTATATTTTTAAAGTTTTTAGTTAATTGGTTGTTCTTGTCCTGCTTGGTTAATGTTAGGGTCGTTAATTCTATCGGCACGTTCAATTTGTGCCTCAAGTACATTATCTTCACCTACTTCGCTTTCTTGTCCTGTAACTACATCAACTTCTTCTTTACCATCGCTATATAATTTAAGTTGTTCAATACCTAAAATATAGTCATTACCAAAGTTAATTTTTAATATTTCATCAAAACAATCTAAGATTGCTTGTTGGAATGGTTTAATTACTGTATTTGTGAACAATAAATAAGCTTCTGATGTTTCTGTTCTACCACCTAATTGTCCTTCTGTTTTAATACCTAACATCATAGGTGAAGTAATACGGTGGGCAGTTAATATTTTCTGCGTTACTAAGTCGTTTATTGTTGTATAATAAACATCTGTTCCGTTAGATTCGATAGGAGTTATGACTGGTGCATTTTCTGGACTATCAACGTCCATATAAATTAATGAACCAGCGTTTTCAGCACCTCCATATTGGTTACGAAGCATTATTTCAATTGCTTCTCTTTCTTCCTCATTGGCATTAGTAAATGTAGTAATAGCCAAACTAGGTACAACACCATTACTAATGTTGTTAAGGTGGAAAGTATCAATTTGTG